CAAGAATTAAATCAAAAAATAGAAAAAATGGAGAAAACAATAGCATGAATAACAACATGGACGCAGTAGTAAATCAATTAACACTTGATTCGCTGACTAAAAAACTAGCAGTCAGTGAGCAAGAATCAGCTAAGAATGAAGCTCTTTATTTGTATGCAGCAAGCGAATTGCACACGATGAAAGAGGTTCTAGAATATGACCCAGCTCTAAAAGAGTTATTTGAAGAAACACAAGCTAAAATGAAAGGAACTAACTAATGAATTACGAAGTAGCAATTAAACCTTATTTGAAAGGCGCAGAAAACACAACAGTAGTCGCAATCAAGATGGAGAATAACGGACGCTATTCTTACGAGCAAGTAGAATTGCACGGTGACCATACGCAGGACAATGAAGCAACCTTAGTTCAAGCAGTGTTAGACCATATCCGTACAGAACTTGACCCAACAAACGCCATCGTACAAGCGCAGGCTAAACTTCAAGAAGCTGAACAGGAATTGGCTGAGACAAAGGCTAAACAAACGGCTACAGACCAAGCAGTTAAGCATAATCAAGAAGAAACAGATCGCTATGGTAAAATCATCCATGCGGTCGTTTTAAATGCCGTAGCAGGCAAGACAATCGCCTATGGAACCAACTATAAGGAATTGGTTGAGTTGATTCCACTTGCTGAAGTTGGTAAGCATTATATGGCTCACGATTTGATTACAATTGAAGATCCAAACCATACGGAAGTTGACGGAGAAGGCAAGCGTATCTTGGTTCAGTTGAACAAGGAATTTACTTATAACGGTGAACCAGTCAGCGACTTTGCCCGAAATGGTCGTCTTGAAATGGACGGAACGGGCGCAGCATGGAAGTACGAACCTAAAGAATAGAGGTGCCTATGGACGTCTTACAATCAACAGAGCATTTCTTCATGAACGTTTTGCCAGTTGCCACACCAATCGTCGTGGCTTGGCTGGGCTATAAAATGCCGAAGAAATCAAAGGAACTAACAGACCAAATCATTTCTGAATTGGATGATGTTAAAGGGAAAATCAAAGATGTCCAAGAAACTGCATGCGACAGCAACACTAAAATTGATGAAGTACAAGCCAAGCTAAAACTGCACGACGAAGCGCACCTTGTGACCATGAGAATGCGCCTTGATCGTGATATTCGCAGGGCTATTCGTCGTGGTTTTACTACCAAAGACGAGTTCTATGTAGTGGAGAACATGCACAATAGCTATAAGGCTTTGGGTGGCAATGGCTACATTGACCACTTGTACAACAATTTTGAAGCGTTGCAAATCAGGGATGACATCTTAGTTGAAGATGAGAAAGGGGCGCAGAATGGTCTGTAATCTCAATACGACCAATCTTGCACAAGTTGATGGCGGTTACCTCATCAAGCAGGGTGATGTAGCTTCTACCTTTGGATTTGTCCTTTTAGACGAAGATTATCGAGCCGTCTCCTCTCTGGAAGGGGAGGTGGCGGTCGTTAGTCTGACCATGGGCAAGTACCAATGGAAGAAGAAAGTAACTGTCACGAACTCAAGCGTGAATTTTAATCTGGACATTATCTTGCCAATCGGGAAATACCGCTTAGAGATTAGCGCTGGTGGGTATATTTTCCCAAGTGACAAAGAAACACACATCAAGATAGTAGCTTCAGATAAAGAATTGGTCACAGAAGAAATCCATGCTCTTAAGGAGCTGGATATCGCTAAAGAAGTCAAAAGACAACTTAGTGAAACTAAAGTATGTCCGGAAATTCCAGACCTGCTCATGTACTATAACTTAGGAAAGGTGTAAAACATGGATACAAGTAAATTAATTGCATTCGCTTCCGCATTGGGAGCGGATAACAAGGCAATGATGCAGTTAATCAATACAAAGATTGACAACGCTACTTTAATGCAGGCTATCGAGCAAGCGAAAACAGCAGTTAAAAATGACATTCTTGGTGATGGAGTATCTGAACAGTATGATACACTCAAGGAAGTTGCTGAAAAAATAGCCAGCTTGAGTGGAGATGTTGAGACTGCAGTTGTTCAGAAATTGGCTGATCTAGGCCGTCGTATTGACGAGTTTGCCAATGTTGACCTGGTAGCAACATATAATGTAGCGAAAGCGTGATTGCCATGAGTAACCTTGAAAATCTAGCAACAGCTATTGGTACAGATATCAAGGATATCAAGACACAAGCTACCAACTCCCAAGCAAAGATTTCGGCTAATACAGAATCCATTGCCCGTATCGCTACTCAAATGGATAGTCTTGCGACAAAATCAGAGGTAAAGCAAGATATTGATGGCCTTGCAAAAACACTTGCGAAAGTGCAGGTCGGTGGTAGAAACTATTATCGAGACTCTGAGAAGATTCGAACAAGTACGCGTTTCTTCCCGTTTCCTTTACATCCATACCTTACCCAAGAAAATGTCGGGGAAACTTGGACTTTATCGTTTGATTTGAAAATTAACGAAGGTGGTGAGATTCGTCCTCTGCATTTTTATCATTACCAAAACAACAGATTTGGTCTGAAAGCTAGTGCAGACATCACTCCAAGCAAGGACTGGCAACGGTTCACGTTCACAGGTCCAGTTATCTTTCCGAACGATGACTCTCGTTATTCGAGGGGAGAGATGGCCTTGTACGATTACGGTGGAAACAATAATTATTCCGTTCGTAGGATTAAACTTGAAAAAGGCAATGTCGCGACTGACTGGAGTCCTGCGCCAGAAGATGTGCAAACCCAAGTAACCGAAACTCAAGAGAGCTTGAGAGGGCTTGAGCGCAAGTTTGAGACGGTTGCTAGTGATGTGAAGGTACTGAATCAAAAGCCTGAACCAAGATTGACCTTGGCAGGAAATACCCTCAGCATCACTGGGGGTAATAATGTCACTCTTCCGATACCTGAAAACGTAGGTGTTGAAATTCGTGGTACAGGCTCACCAGAAGGCCGTATCACAGCCGAAATCGGTACGACCTATGTAGATGTCAATGCCACGAATGGCGCTCTGAAATGGATTAAAGAGAGCGGAAATGGTAACACAGGCTGGAAGGTTCTGATTGGTGATACTGGATGGAGGACACTTGATTCAGTTTCAAAATTTGGTAATTCATTCGTGAAAATCAGACGTGTTAACAATCTAGTTACTTATCAATTCGGTGGGCTTGATAGAGGGCTGTTTGGAATAGTTAGGCGTGGTGGTGTTGGTTACGTAGGTCAAAATGGAACTAGAGGAGTACGTGTTTTACAACCAGATAAAATTCCAGAAGGGTTCAGAAGTGAGAGTTCACTTATAGGTAACATATTTGATGACCGTGGGGCGCCATATGGAATTTTTTATGTTGGCGGTAAATCAGATTCAAACTTCATTCACTTTACGTTTAATGAAAATATTCCAACAAGTAAAGATGTTACTGATATCCGTGTAGGTGCCATATCATACTTGACAGATGAAGCATGGCCAACAACATTGCCATAAAGAAAGGAAAAAACATGACACAATTTAATGAATTTATCATCGCTTTTGCGACAGGCTTTTTAGCAGTAGCCATAGGCAGTATCGTAAAAGCAGTGAAAGACTACCTTTTGCGAAAAGGTGGAGAAAAAGCTGTAAAAATCGCTGAAATCCTAGCTAAAAATGCAGTCCATGCAGTAGAGCAGGTAGCTCAAGAGACTGGCTTCAAGGGTGAGGAGAAACTCGAGCAAGCTCGTGATAAAGTCCGTACTGAGCTTACAAAATACAACATCAGCATGACTGACAAGGCTCTAGATACCTTTGTAGAGTCAGCAGTGAAGCAGATGAACGACGCTTGGAAAGGACAAGAGTAATGGATATCAATACAAGTAGACTACGCACGGACTTGCCGATTGTTGGATTTGAGCCTTTCCGTCAGGTTCACGCCCACTCAACAGGTAACCGCAACTCAACTGCTCAAAATGAGGCGGACTACCACTATAGAAAGGACCCAGAACTTGGGTTCTTTTCTCATGTCGTTGGAAATGGCCGTGTCATGCAGGTAGGTCCTGTAAACAAGGGAATGTGGGACGTTGGGGGTGGTTGGAATGCTGAGACCTATGCGGCAGTTGAATTGATTGAAAGCCATTCAACTAAAGAAGAGTTCATGACAGACTATCGCCTTTATATCGAATTGCTACGAAACCTAGCAGATGAAGCAGGTTTGCCTAAAACGCTTGATACAGACGACCTAGCAGGTATCAAAACGCATGAATACTGTACCAATAACCAGCCGGATAACAGTAGCGACCACG